AATCCGGACGTGACGTGGATGGACTGGGTGATGCTCGTAATGGGCTTCTTCTTCTTCCTCGCCCCGACAGCAGCTTTGGTGCGCGGCGCGTGCGGGCTCGAAGTGACCGGCGGCGACATCGACGTGATCAGACACCCGACGGCAGAGGACATCAGGAGGTCGCATTTGCCGCCGGAAGACCCGTTCGAGCGCATGGCGCACGGGCTGAGCCCGCACTAGCTGCGCGGGAATGCAGCCGTCGGGATCGTCACACCGGCGTCTGAGGCATATCGCGCAACGCCCTTGGTAATCTTAATCTCATCCATGTTGCCGTTGAAGTCGAAGGACGCGGCACCGTTAGTATCACCGATAGCACCGAGCACGAGTTTGGCCGTCGAATTGAAGGGCGCAAAATTCAAGATTGACGCACCGGACTGGACCATCGATGCAGTTCCGGTCGTGCCAAGATAAAACCTTGTCTTGCCGGTGGCGTCGCGTTCTACGCAGATGTAATACCAAGTCCCAAGGGTCGGGGTGAACGCATAGGTCATATCGACAATGCCGAATGTTGCGTTCGCCATCCTCATCGTCAGATTGCTGCCGTTCAGGTAAAAATACCAGGCGCAGTTCGTGAGCGGACCAGTGTCCCACTGGCCGAGCAATGCCTGGTTCGTCGTCTTGGTCTGGAAGCGAAAGAATCCCTCAATCGTGTAGGGGCCGGTGCCGAAGTCCCAATCGGCACTGTCTGGCGTAGTTATGCGGTCGCCGCTTCCGTCGAATGTCGCGCACGACGATCCGAACTTGAATTGTGATGTCGTGATCTGAGCATTGCCTACGGCCGTCATCGTGCGACCGACCGGGCTTTCATCCACGAACGACGTTGACCCGTTCGCGCCCTCGAAGCCCATGAGGAGCTTGACGCTGGAGAAGTTGGGATCGCCGGCCGCAGCGCTACGCCGACGCGCAGCAGAGATAATCCCGCAATTCACTACAGGTCGCCGTTCATAATCCAGGTGTCGGTCGCGACCTTTTTGACGAAGGCGACCGCATACTGACCGGCAAGGGTGAGGTCTGCCGAACGTGAGTTGATCGTGACGCCAGAACCAGCCGCGACCGAAACTGCCCCTGCTCCAGACTGCACAATCTCGATGAACGACCCAACGGGGAACGCCACAGAGCTGTTCGGCGGGATGGTGAACGTCACTGCCGACGCGTTGGTGAATCGAACCATGCTGTCGGCATCGGCTAGAACGGCGGTGTAGGCTGTCCCTGTCTGCGTTGTGACCGCATGAAGGCCCAAGTTGCCGCGCGCCGTGGGTGCGTCGGCAAGATCGGACAGGTTGTTGGCCGTTTGGCAGAATGCCGTGCTGGCCTGCGTAGCCGCCGTTCCGAGCCCAAGGTTCGTGCGTGCAGTGGATGCTGAATTGAGATCGGAAAGGTTGTTCGCCTTGCCCAGCGCGCCGACCGTGGAATAATCGACCGTCTTTGCCGCCGAACCGTCGAAGGTGGTCCCGACCGCAGCGCCGCCGGTATTGGAGAAGGTCAGAGCGTTCGTGGTGGTTCCCGAGGCAATCGTGGCAAGCTCGAAGCCCGTTTCGCCAGCATTGACACGAACGACCTTGAGGGCATTCGAGGTGTAGGACAAACCCGCAAGATCGGTGAGCGTGGAATCGAGCGGCTGATACGAACCGATCGACTGATACAGCGTGTCGCCGGCGGTCTTGTCGAGGATGTTCCCCGCCGCGATGCCCACGGTCTTGAGCGTGAACGTGTCGTCAGCGGTGAGGGTGAGGACTTGCGTTCCCGCCGACCATGCCACCGCCGACAATGCCGTGAGCGTTGCATCGACGGGTTGCGCACCGAGCGAATTGTTGGAGATGACGACTGGTGCCGAACCGTCGAACTCCGTTCCCGACGCAGCTCCCGAACCGGAATTGTTGAACGTGACCGCGTTCGGGGTTGTCTGCGTCGGCGCGTTGTTGATCTTGATCCACGCCGAGCTATCGAAGTTCCAGCAATAGGTGTTCGACGTGTCCGTTTCGTGCCAAATGCAGGATGGATTGGGACCGCTGGGCGGCGTGGCCGGAGTAGGAGTGAACGCGAGGCGCTCTGCATTCGTCCCTGACGAGATGAAGTCGTTGAGCCTCTGCATTGTCATTCGTCAGGACTCCACGCCACGAAAATGAGATTGCCGGAACCGTCGCTGACGAGCGTCGGCGGCTCAGAACCAGTGACCAGTGGAACCCATTGGGATTCGCCAGACGGCCCCTGGACGCGGTTGAGGAGATAATTGATGGCGTTCCCGAACCTGGTGAAGATGTCGTTGGTCTGGAACGTCGGGACATTTGGGTAGAGGTTCACCGCATATCCCCTGCCTCGAACTCGTATTCACAGCCCTGGACGTAAGACCACCTGGTTCCCGCGGGGATCGACCACTGGTTGTCGAAATACCGCCCGTTAGCACGCAAGGGCATCTTCCCGTTGCTGCGCATCGAACCCGTCGAGACAAGGCTCTCCCCGTCCCCGGCGTTGAGCTTTGCGTTGACCAATACCGAAGCGTTGGTGGCGTCCGTCACCATCCGAGCCGACCGCAGTCTCGACCGCCGTCCGGGCGTCAGTTCGATGTTCTTCTGTGTCCCGCTTGCCTGCATCGGCGTGCCCGACAAAGACCCGAGCTGGTTGCTTCCGTCCACCACCAGCAAGAGCGGGTTTCCCCCGGCCAGCGAAGGATCGTCCAGGCTGATCGGGATCGAATCCAGCCCGGACGGGTAAATTGCATCCAGCGAGTCAATCGACACGTTCGACGTTCTTCCCGTGAGCAGCCCGGTTACGTCGGTTTCGATCGTTGACCAGCGCTGCAAGACCCAGTTGTAAACCACGACCCGCCCCGGCGTGCCCGGCATGGCCCAATAGACCTCGGAGCGTCTTGGCGAGACCGCGGCCCAGATGTTGGCGATGTCCTCGCGTGAATGGCGGGAGAAGAACCAGCGGTTGACCTTTTCATCCCCAATCGGAGTAACCGTCTCCCCGTCGCACATCTCGAACCCGCGTTCGGAGACGAAGAAGATCAGCCGTCCGACATTCGCCACCGAGCCCGCCGCCATGCACCCGACCTCGGGCGAGATGACATCGAACTGGAAGATGACCGGCGGGCCGACATAGGATACCCGGCGGATCGTGTTCTTTTGCAGGATGATCGCATATTCGCCGCCGACGATCCGGACACCCGTCCCTCCGTCCAACAAAGGCTGGAAGTCCGACTGGTTCTCGCCCGCAGTCCATCCGGTGCAATCGTTGAAGCCAGACCATACCGCCTGTGAATCGGCGGTGAGGCACATGACGAAATCCTTGACCGTGCAGACATCGATCGCATTGGCCGGCGCGTCGGCTAAATCCGAAGCCGTGCCCGCGATCAGCTCATACCGGCCGAGCTGTCCACCGTTGGCATAGACCACATTGTCGCCGAACTGCGCCAGATGCCACCGGCCCATCGTGACGACAGAGGCGATGTCCGACCACGCGCCGCTGTATTTGCGGAGCTTGGCACTGGTGGCAGACAGAAGCGTCGAATTGCCATCCGAACCGATGAACGCGCCGCCCCCGACGAATGCACCACCAAGCGAAGACGTGACCGCTTGGAACGAGCCCACCGGAGCATAGCCGTTGGTGATCGGGAGGACGTTCTTTGCCTCGGTGAGCGCGTTGGAGTGTGACGGAGCGGCGTCCGGCGTGAACTCGCCGAACGGGATTTCCTTCAGCACTTGGCGCGACCGCCGACCTGCGCAATCATAGACGGCACCAGCGGCCCCGCGCCGAACCGGTCGTTGCGCGAGGTCTTATTGATCCGCTGCATCACATTGTCGAGCAGCGCCTTCCACTGCGCCGCCCTGACAGCATTATCGAGGTGGCATTCGGCGTGGAACAGCGTGGCGTAAAGGTAGGCGTCGGGATGCTTCTGAAGCAGCCAGTTGGACGGCGAATAGACCGACAGAGGCTCGATCCGCGCCCAGTAGTCCATCGTCAGGAGGATCGTGCCGGACGGCGGTGGGACCAGCCGGATCGCGCCCGAGATCAGCGTATATGCAACCGGCGTTCCCGTCGTTCCGTCATAGCCTTGACGGATCGCGGTCGGCGAAATGGCCTTCAGCGGGCGGTCGGGTGAACCTTCTTCGTAAATCGCCCGCATCGCGAGATAGTCTTCGGGCAGCGTCGTGTCTTCGCTTGTCGCCTCGCCGATGGTGGTGGCTTCCATCTCCAGCGTGCGCAGCTCGCGGTTGAACATCGCTTCGGCCATCTGGATGAAGACCGGAACCTTGTCGTTCAGATCATCGCGGTCTAGCCAGTCGTTGACCGTCGTCTTGAGCGTGGCGAGATCGGGGATTGCGCCGGGTGCGCTGATGTCGAGCGAAATTGCCATGACGCCTCCGGTTATGCGGAGGCGGTCAGCCTCCCGTAG